CGCCTGATGAGGCATCATAGATGAGACGATTCTTATGCTTGACCATGATGTCACGGACATATTGTTCCGCTTTCATCTTGGGAAGATTACCGACATCAATATACCAGATACGTCTTTCAGGAGCCCGAGAAAGACGATAGATAACTAGAGCGTCTTCGAGAGTTCGTAGCTGATTAAGAGCCTTGATAGCCTTATGAAGGTATGATAAAACCATCGTACCTTGGTTATCAGTAAGGCCAGAAACGATATGAAGTATAGAATCCTTTGCAATCTTAAGGCCAGTTGTAGAAGGCCCAACAACTTTATTTCCATAATTGAAACCTTTATCGTTATAAATGAAGTATTCATTGATCGTCTTGGTCAAGACCGAGTCAACAGGATTTGTGGTATCGGCCCTCTTCTTGGAGATTTCCCGAATTTTTCTGATCTTCCGAGGGTCTACATAGCGTAGTTCTTTGATGCCTTCCCGAGGGGCTTTCTTGTCGATCAGAACATGATAATAAAGACGGCCATCAATATACCATCTTCTATAGATGTCATAGGCATGATGAGAAAAATCGAGGAGTTTGAGACACTGATGAAATTCGTCCGTAAGGGTCTTTTTCATTTTTTCAGAAAGGGAAGGCACATTATCGAGATTAATATCAATAATGGTGTCTTCATCAACTGAAATGGACTCATTGATGATTTCATCCACCGCTCCATCACACTCGGGATGAAGAGACATTTCCCTGTACTTTGTGACAAGTTCGGCTTCAGTTCTGACCGTTCCGTCTAGATCGACATACGTACCATAACCAGAACCGGCAGCAATAAGAACAGCACCGTCATTCTGCTCAGCGGGAGCGAAGGACTGAAGCTTTTCTTTGTCTTCCTTACGTTTAAATTCGAAACCGAATAAATTTATAGCGGCCATTATTTTTCTTTCACAATGCTTCCAATTCGTCTACGTTTAATAGGTTCACGATGTGGAGCCTTTCCCCATTCTTTAAATCTATCGATATATTTAGGTGCATTAAAGGTATGTACATGTTCTAAATCTTTAGGTTCATGAACTATAGTTGAGCGAGAACCTTTACGCTCAATCGCATTTGGATATTGCGTATGAGAATATTCAGTACCAGGGTCTGCCATTTTATCAGTTTTTTTATCTGAAGTTATGAAGGGTTTTCCTGAAGGAGTATGTTTATAAGCATGAATCTTTAACTGTTCTCTACCTTGATTAAGGTTTGGATTCTTTCCATACTCTGCTCGATGCATCGCAGACTGAAGAGTGCCCAAATGAGAATGGGCACTAATATTTTTTGGGTCAAAATCTTTATAGGTAGCATGATAAAGATACTTATCCCACTTTGTTTCCGCCAGAAATTCTTCGAACCCTAACATACATTATTTACTCTTGGGTATGGTATTAGAATGATGAGAATGTTTGGAGTGATGTGTGCCGGGAGCATGATGTTGAAAAAAATCGAGAACTTCATCCCAAACTTGATGCCAATTTTGAGAAACCTTATACTTATGATCAATGGCCTTAATATTATGAGTCATATCTTCAAACACACCAGAAATGGCCTCATTCCAACCAAACTTTTGTTTATCACCCAAAAGTTCCCATGAAGGAAGAGGTTTTCCATCAAAAGTCTTATAATCTACTGCCTTGGCATATCTTTCCCAAGCAATTTGTCCAAATTCTTTATCTGACATTTTCACTCCTTCCCTTTAGTGGGAACCGTATTAGCACTGGAAGCAATGAAAGATTCAACAAGAGCAAGAATCTGATTTAAAATACTGGGCCAATCAATTTTAACGCCACGTTTTTCCTGTTCTGCCGCTTCTATTATTGATTCATTTACTCCTGCTCTAACCTCTTCTTTTGCCTCTTCATTGAGAGGTGATGCATTAAGTTTTGCTTCTACTTTACTTTTAATATTATGATGAATGTCTGACATATATTACCCTTTCTTAGCTCTGAGGAGCCTGATTTGTATTTGTCGTATCAGACCCATATGAAGGAGCACCATCTCTTCCATCTTCCATCAGAGGCAGCCAGTAATCATAAGCCCATGTGCAGGCAAAGTACTCAATGGCATTACCCTGATCCCAATCCAGGCCGATAGCAGCGACCTGTGAGGGCCATGCTCCAACCATGGTATATGACCTGATCTCAACGCCTGTCTTAGAAAACTGACGAACAACACAATCTGATTTATAGCCTTCAACATCAAACTTTGGATCACGAATATTTGCTTCAAGACGATTAATCCCATTAGACCAAGCTTCGAGCATGGCTCTGATGAGAAAGTTTTCATCATTGATGACTGTGACCTGCCAGTCTTGGAAGGCTCTTTCCCCGGCGACTTTGATACGACGACCAAAATAACCAACTTCGATTTCCGCGACGGTGGCTTCGGGAAGAGCAGCCGCCTTACATGTCAATCGTGATTTTGCCTGAGCGGTAAGACCACCAACTTGCTGACCAATGGCGGCAGCACCAGCGGTGGCTGCTGCTACTGTGCCAGCATTAGGGTTATTGGCATTTCCAGTCCCAAGATTATTCAAAAAGCCTTGGGGTGGGGAAAACTCAACCACGAAGAGTGAGGGTCTTGCACCACCATACTTTAGACCTGATGCTTTGAATGTGTTGATATCAAAAGTCAATGGAATTCTCCCTCTGTTTGACTGTTCTCCAATTTATTTAGCAAATGTTTCATTATTGATTCTCTTATACCCATTCGTTTCATAGCGGCTCCAGCTGCATTTTTCTCACCAGAAGTGCCAGGATTATTGTATAAATTTCTCACTTTATCGGCTCTTGAGAGTTTTGGCTTTTCTTTTTTAAGTTTGTCCATCCACCCAAATGTATCCTGATGCCACTTTTCATGATCTTTTTGTCCCTGAGTTTTTTGACCTCTTTGACCTGGACTTTTTGAACGAATAACATCATCTTTGGGATAATCCGTGGCTCTAGGACCATGAATTTTTGCACCAGCTAAATCCCATGACGCATCCTGTCTTTGTTTTTTGGCCGCACCCCTCATAAAATCACTTCCTCTATGAGGGTCTTTTCTTGTTTCCCATCGTTTAGTTCGATAGCTTATTAAAGTATCTGTATCCAATTCATTCAATAGTTCTCGAAGAGTCTTCATGACCGCTCCCGTTTAGAAGTTTGTCACAACTTCCGAAAAGGCCACGCCAGTCGGGACCGCAATAAAGTTCAATTGAATAAAGTTAATGCTTCTCGCGGGCTTGATATAAATGTCCCCAACAAACTGATTAGCATCAATGATTTGAGGCGTATTATTGGTACCATCACAAACCACAAGGAAGTCATAGATACCTCTTCGTCCCTGGACCATTCTCAAATATGGATTGACCATATTCTTGAACTGGTTCTGAGTGAAGGCATCATTGAACTCGAACAGTAAGTATTTAGAGGCAAGACAAATCGCTTTTTCCAGAACAATAAAGAGTCTTCTCACGTTAATACGATCAAAGGCGGAAGGCCGGGTCTGCATGGTTTTATCACCATAAAGAACTGTGCCTTGCCCAGGCATCGTAATAACTGGATTCATATTGGCTGGATAGAGCACATCCCGATCTGTTTGTTTTGGATTAAAGGCCAGTTTAACGGCATTCTTGATAAGACCACGGTTTAGACCAGCAGGTGACCACCATGGATCATTGGTATGATCAGTTCTTGCACAAAGACCGCCAATATCGCCGTTTAGAGGAATCCAGCGATAAAGATCATTATATTGGTCATACTGATACTTGTAGCCAGAATCCATGATACCATAGTTAGAAGACTCGATATTATTCTTCCAGGCAACAAGATTTGTCGCTTCATTGCCATACTGATTCAGAATGATATTCTTATCGGGCGAGCAACAAACCACGATATCGCGTCTTTTCTCGGCAATATTCTGGATAAGGTAATTCGCAAGCTGCCATGTCGCACCCAGTTCGCCAGCAGGATAACCTTGTAAGAGAATGCCAATGTCAATATCCTCAGGAGAAATGAAGTACTGATAAGCAGTACCCAAAGTTCCAAGAGAAACCCTTGTTTCATCATAGCCATCCGACCCAAGCTGTAGAGCATAACGACCCGGCTCAAATGAGGTTGCAGTCGCAATATTCGCAGCATTGGCGGAAGGTGCCGTTGATCGATCATTGGCCCACCATAGATAGGCCGAATTTTGATTGATCACATTCTTATAATAGTTGTCGGTGCCATCAATATTCTTGGCGTCCGTGGCACGAGAAAGACCCTTGAAAGTTTCGAGCACAGTTCCTGGCGTTCCCGTAAAGGCCCCGCCCTCATCAGTCACGACAATATGAACTTCATCAAGGGCTGATGTATTGCCATTCCTAAGAACATGCTGTGACTGCCCCGGAGGATATCCAACAACATTAAAGTACTCCCAGAATCTTGCAATCTGTGAAGTCTGATAGGCAGTATGGAGACGATAAGGATCATTAAACTGAATAACCAAAAGAGTATTGGAATTCACATTCGAAGTCCAAACCATATTTGTTGTGTTATACTGGAATCCAATAGACGAATTACCCGAAACGATTTGATCCCCAACAATAATGTCACCAGCGACATTTGCCGCCAAATTATTTCCAGTCCCAGAAAATTCAGCAACGGCCTGATTTTGTCCAATTGAGAACCTAAGAATAGCAGGAGATATATCAATATTAGATGAATAGGTATTTGGATTATCACAGACACCAACTCTAATAGAATTGCCCATGGCTCCTGGATATTTGGAAATATAAAGCACGCCAAAATCGAAATCGCCGGGAGCGGGCGTAAAGGTTCCATTTGACCATGTGCCTGTATTTCTGGAGAAATAATCTGTTTCTGAACGAACAATCTGATTCGCCAAATTATCCACAACGGCATCATCATCCAGAGCGACGGCAGAATAGGTAGTTTCAGGATGAGCAAACCACATCTCAACATTACCAGTATTCGCTGCACCAGCCGAAAGTATAAAGGCCGAAGAATTGACAGAATCAATCGAGACAGAATTGCCTACCGTTGGAACAATAGTCGTATCAGAGACCTGAGTGACATACATACCGGCAGAAAGATAATAAGTATTTCCCGTGAAGATTTTTGAATTTGCACCAGCAGTATTGGCACATGTATAAAAACCAAATGGGGTCCGACCTGCCGTATTCGCCGCTCTTACAACATAAAGTTCATTGGCATAAGCAAGGAAGTTCGCTGCCGTAAAAAACGTTTCGGCATTGAAGTTTGTGGGTTTGCCAAAATATTTAACAAGTGTATTTTCGGAATCTATTAAGAACCTCTCCCCCACAGGCCCCCAGCGAAAAACGCCAGCCAGGGCTCCTGTAGAGATGGAAACGGCAGGTACAACCGTGGTCAAATCAATTTCGGTAAATTGCACACCAGGGCTAAGCCATACAGACATTATTCGTTCTCCCTCTTAAACCTTTATTTCTCAATATTTATAAAAGG